TGGCACCGCCTCATCTGGCGAGGTTCTATCTTGGACTGGCACTGACTACGATTGGATTGCTGCTGGTGGGGGTTCTGCCCTTCAGTTGTATGCTGAGAACCCATCAAGCCCGACTGCGCCTAGTGCTACTGGGACTAATGCTGTGGCTATTGGTAGTGGAACAATAGCGCAAGGTGCTAACGATGTTGTCATTGGCACAGACAGTGATACCACCACTTTAGGTGACAATGTTGCCATTGGTAATAATGCAAGAGGGCAAAATCTTCGTAGCCTTGCTATTGGTTATTTTGCGAGATCTGGAAACAGAGATGCAATTTCTATAGGTAGCGACAGTTATTCGTTTGCAAATGAGGCAATGGCTTTAGGGCATGATGCTCGGGCTGGAGGCACTCAGGCTGTTGCTTTAACTGACTCCTACGCCTCTGGCGCAGACAGCTTCGCAGCAGCCATCGCCAACAACACTGCTACCTATGGCGCTACTGGGGCTAACTCAGTGGCGATTGGGAAGACTAGCAAAGCTACAAATTCAGGTTCTGTTAGCTTTGGGAAAGAGCTTAACATATCAAGCGGTGTTGGGTCTATTGTTTCAGGAGGGGCAATCAATACGTCTAGCGGCGACTATGCCTTTACATGCGGGTTTACAAATACAGCTTCTCAAAATTACACTTGGGCGACTGGACAGTATGCGTCTGCCACAATTATTGGAAAATCCGCCAGGGCTAGCGGTCGCTTTTCCGCTAACGGTGATGCTCAAGCGGGGGAGTTCGTGCTTCGTGCGGATACAACAGACGCCGTCGCAGAGCCGCTTACTACCGACGCCAGTGTTTTAGGTCCGTCAGCAAGCAACCAAATCATCCTCCCCAATAACTCTGCCCACGCCTTCTACGGCACCATCGTAGCCCGTCAGCAAGCCTCGGCAGGCACAGCATGTGCAGCATGGAAAATCGAAGGCTTGATCCGCAGGGAAGGGTCGGCGGGGACGACGGTGCTAGTCAACTCTGCTACAACTGTCTTGGACAACACTCCAGCTTGGGGCATGGCTCTGACTGCTGATACGACCAACGGTGGCCTCAAGATCGAAGTCACTGGCGCTGCTGCAACCAACATTCGCTGGGTGGCCACTGTGCATACCAGCGAAGTAACCTACTAAGGGGGGCCATGATGGCTATTCAACTCGACCTGACCAACAGCCAGTATGGCACTCCCTTTGCTGGCGCTTACTTCCGCATCGTCACTGCGGCTATCTCCCGTATGCGTGAGGGTGGCCCCAAGTTCACCGTGATGATTGATGTCGCTGGCTACGCCACTGCCACGCCTGATGATGACACCCGCGAAGTGGACTTCCGCCGCTACCATGCTGATTTGACCGAGGTCGAAGCTGCGGCTGGCGCTAACTTCCTTGACAAGTGCTATGCTTGGTTGATGACACAGGACGACATGAACGGGAGCGTTGCGGTATAATGAGCATTGTCATCGACTACACAAAGGGTTTCTTTGAAGCAGCACCTGCTGGTGAGACAGTCGGTGACATTACATCCAGCACGCTTGACCTGTCTACGGGCAACGTATTCTCTGATGCGCCAGCTACAAGCCCAACATACGTTTTCAGTAACCCACCTGCCTCTGGCACTGCTTACGGCTTTACGCTCAAGGTAACGCCATCTGCAACAATTACTATAACATGGCCTGCATCTGTTGATTGGCCCTCTGGCACAGCCCCTACAGCACCTGCAAGTGGCACTACGAGTGTCTTTGTGTTTTACACTCAAGATGGTGGAACTACATACTACGGGTTTGTGGCTGGTGAGGGTATGGCATGACAATTGCTAGACTGATGCAAATGGCGGCTGGCGCTGTTGGCGGCGGTGGTGGTCTGTCTCCAACTGTCACTTGGGGCGTGAACAGCAGTGACGGTGCTAACCAAACAACATACACATTTGCGTCAGTTTCTACACCCGATGCAGCAACTGGGCGCTACGTTGTTCCGTTTTGCCTCTATGATGCTGGTTCCTCTAGTTTAAGATCAGTCTCAAGTATCACTTACGAAAGCGTCTCTCAGACAGTTTACTCACCATCTAGTGTGTATTGTCCGATTGGCGCATGTATCGTACAGGATAGCACTGGAACAACAGCTTCAATATCGTTTTCTGGAAACCTTTTTGGCGGCACAAACGGCGTTGCTCAGTGCTTTATTGTGAATGATGTATCTTCAGCATCACATTCTGATTTTGCTGGGTCTGGCTCCGCCAGCGCGTCAAGCCTAACAGTTAATGTCACGATCCCCGCAAACAGTCTTGTTCTTGCATACGGGCATAATAACTCCACTGCTTCGATGAACTTTACTTGGTCGGGGGATGTATCTTTGACGGAAGCGTTTAATGCGGGCTTCCAATCAACAGCAACAGTCGGTGGAGCATATGGTTTTTTCGACACTTCGCAAGGAGCCTGCGATATTACTTGCTCATTCGGCGGGACTGACCGTTGCAGCCTTTCTGTGCTTGTTCTGGCGCTGACATAAGGAGCCATAAATGTATCTCAAACTGACCAACGGCACACCATCGCTTTACTCCATAGAGAGGCTGCGCCGTGACAATCCGAACACCTCGTTTCCGAAAATCCCAAGCGCGGCTTTTCTGGCGGACTTGGGGGTTTACCCCTACACTCGACCTGATCGCCCAGACGTTGACCAACTGACAGCAAAGGTCATTGACGGCGACTTTGAGCAGGATGCTGACGGTAACTGGATATGGCCCTATGTTGTCAGGCAGCTTTCGCAAGAGGACGCAGCAGGCAATGTCCGCTCTCGTCGTGGGAACTTGCTTGCTGAGAGCGATTGGATTGTTACTAAGTCCATTGAGGTTGGTCAGTCTATCCCTGCTGACTGGGCCGCATACCGTCAAGCGTTGCGTGATGTTACTACACAAGAAGGTTTCCCGTATAGCGTGGCGTGGCCCACTAAGCCTGAGTAGCGCAACATGGTGCAGCCATACTACGTCGAGCCTGAATACTGGATCGAAGGCTACGCCGAGGGTGACGCCAAGCTGGCTGCGATCAGCATGAGTGTGGCATCGTCAACAGAAGCCAGCGTGGTCAGCATCAAGGTCGCAATCGGCGCGTTTGCTATCAGCGCCACCGCAGCGGCCAACGACGTGCGCGTGCGGCTATCTGATGCAACTGCGGGCGCGTCCGCCAGTGCCACAGCGGCCATCAATCGCGTGCGGGAGCAGTCTGCCGGGGTTGTTGCTACAGCAACAACATCTGGCACCGCGCTGGCGATTTATCTAATGCAGTCCAGCATTGCCGTCGCCGCCACGACATTCGCGGCTATCCGCCTCGTCCGCGACGCGGCAGGGGCAGCCACTGCCGCGCTGACTGGTTTGTTCGCTGCCCGCGAAAAGTGGGAAGGCGCAGCCGCCACAAGTGAGACCTGGGTCGCGCAGGCGTCAACAGCCGAAACATGGACACCGCAGACCCCCGCCACTGAGGCATGGTCAGAACAGTCCTTATCTGATAGTATCTGGGTTGAGCAGAAGCCCACCGATGAGACTTGGAGTTAATAAATGGCGACCACCACAAACTACAGCTTTGACAAGCCCACTGTCGGCGGCAACGAGGACACCTGGGGGACGCTGCTGAACGGCAACTGGGATGCACTGGATGCGCTGCTCGGCGGCGTGTCTTCCACTGAGTTTGCCATCCTTGACGGCGCGACTGTCACGACTGATGAGTTGAACATCCTCGACGGCGTCACGGCCACGACTGCTGAGTTGAACATCCTCAACGGCGTTACGGCCACCACTGCGGAACTCAACTACGTCTCCGGTGTGACAGGCGCGATCCAGGCGCAGCTTGACGCGAAGTATGAAACTGAAACGCAAGACCAAGCTGATTGGGAAGCCGGAACAGAAACGACAGAAAGCCTTGTCAGCCCTGCCAAAATCAAGGCTGCTATTGATGCCATATCTGTGGGGGGGAAGCCAACAGCCCTGATTATTGATAAGCTGGCATCTCCTACGGATGTGGCTTTGACGGCAGCTACATGGAACACGGCGTACTTAACTGTAACAAGCATCGACGCCGGATACACTTTATCTTCCAATGCGGTGACAGTCCCAGCAGGGACATACTACGCAGAATTTTCCATCCCTGTTGCTTGCAATAAGTCGGATAAAATCAATGCCGCAGTTGTGCGGCTTCGCAACGTAACTGCCGGAACTACGGCAGTTCTGGGGCAGTCGGCAGCGATTGGAGACTGGCAGTGCCTGAACATGCACGGCGCAGGGCAATTCACTGTGGCGTCAAGTTCCGCATTGAGTCTTGAGATTTGGGTGAACGAAAGTTCGGCATATCAAAGACGCTTTACAGACGCATCTGATGCGTCTGGGGAAGAACAAATCTTTGCAATGCTCAAACTGTGGGAGTTGTAATGTGTCTTATTGGCTGGGCGTTAGAGGCAGTCAGGGGGCGAGTATATGGCGACCACAACCATCAAGATTGCTTAAACGCTGCCGGAGGTAAGGAATGCCACTGATCCCAATCAAACTCCCGGCGGGTTTTCACGCTAACGGAACCGAACTTGAGAGCGCGGGCCGTTGGCGCGATGGCAACCTGGTCCGCTGGGACGGCGGCAGCATCCGGCCAATGCGCGGCTCGCGCCTGCGGTTCTCGTCGTCGTTGACTGCGCCGCGTGGCGCAATTGCGTGGCAAGATAATTCATCTTCTCGCTGGATTGCTGCTGGCGATGCCGACCAGCTTGTTGTCGTGTCATCTGGCGGCGTTGAATACGACATCAGCCCATCTGACTTGACTGCTGGTATTACGGACGCGGCAATCAACACAGGCTTCGGTGGCGGCTTCTACGGCGCTGGCACATACGGCGGCCCGCGTGTTGACGCTGGTAACTATTCTGAGGCCACCACCTGGTCGATGGACACTTGGGGCCAATACCTGATTGCCTGCTCTACCGCTGACGGTCGCCTGCTTGAGTGGCAGTTAAACACAGCCAACAACGCGGCGGCGATTGCCAACGCGCCGACTGACTGCGTTGGCGTGTTTTCAACCGAGGAACGCTTTGTATTTGCGCTTGGCGCTGACGGCGATCCGCGCACGATTGCGTGGTGTGACCAGGAAGATAACACCGACTGGACGCCATCTAGCACAAACCAAGCTGGCAGCCAAATCCTGCAGACCGCAGGGCAGATTATGTGCGGCCTACGCTCGCAGGGTCAGTCTGTCATCCTGACTGACATTGACGCCTTCCGCTGCACCTACGTCGGCCCGCCGTTCGTCCACTCGTTTGAACGTGTCGGCACGGCCTGCGGCGTCATTTCGCGCAAGGCAGCCTCGACAACCGATGGCGGCGTGTTCTGGATGGGCCAGCAGGGCTTTTACCAGTTCAACGGGTCGAGCGTTTCATCCATCCAGTGCGATGTTCTTGACCGAGTGTTCACCGACATCAACCCAGCGCAGGTCAGCAAGATCTGGTCCATGTCGCACGGCCAGCACAACGAGGTCTGGTGGTTCTACCCATCGGCGGCCTCGCTCGAAGTGGACAGCTATGTAGCCTATGACTACGCAACTGGCATCTGGCTGGTCGGCAGGCTGCCACGCACCTGCGGCATTGACCGTGGTGTGTTT